GGCGGCGCTTGTCTGCTTTAGCGTGATTGGTACAGTCGTACCCCAAGCCGCTTGCAAAGTAGCGTTTACGTTAGCTGCTGCTGTGTCCGATAGGAAGTCTAGAGAAATCGTTGAAGTCTCCAAACCTTTTGTAAATTTTCTGCTGGAGTCCCCCATAGCTGTGATTTCCAGTTCCTCAAAAACGCGGTTAATTGTCGCGCTCGTTACGTGATCACTCAGAGCTATAGAGTTCAGAGTTACGACCACGCCATTAGATAGAAATACGGCCATCGCCTATTCCTCGCTTTTCTCTGTAGTAGGTGTGTGTGTTTTTGTTTCTTTTTTTGGTGCTTCTTTGATCTGCCCTATCTTAATTAGAAAGGCAATATCTTCATCGGTTAGGGTCATTTGTTAGCTCCAGCTCGTGAGTATTGATAGGTCTATAGATGCTGTTAGCAAAGTACCGCTCTGTACGTCTAAGGTACTCGGCGCGCTAACAGATCCAATATTCATTACGATCGATGAGGCTGCGAGTTTGTTAAATACAGCTACGACCATATTTTCGATGCCCTGTAAATTTCCTTGATTATCCAGTAGCGGCACACTCATCTGAATACGAAAATTAGCCATAGGCGAAATTGAGTTATACGTATTGTTGCTTGGACTAATGTAAGGATCTCCCGGAGCGACGATAACGCTATTAGCTGTGATCGTTGGCGGTGGAAAGCTATAAGTATTCCAAACGTTTGCATTAGCTAAAGCTGTTGCTAGTGAGGCGCGTAAAGTGGTAATAGGTACAGGCATTTAGCCCACCATAGAATTCGGATTTTGATACCCGGCGATGAGCCCTCTAATTTTGCCGATCATCGCATTACCTAAACGGTAGGGGCTGGGACTAAAGCCGTCGATCGATACGCCGCCTGTCTGTGAGACTTGGCGAGCCTGCCAAATATCTACGGCCAAAATCATCGCGGCCTCACGTACGGCCGGAGTAGTCGCGTAGCTGTTTGTCTTTGTGTCTGCGCCTATGGCTTGGCCATAAGGTAATACGCGCTGAAAATTGACGTTAGCGGCGGTCTTAGCAAACTGGATAAAGCTATAGCCGTTAGGCCAATTAAAGTAAGTGTTATTCCACACGATAGACGGTAGCTGCGAGGATGTACCAGCTGACCAAGGTATCGTACCAATAATCGTGTAAGTGCCGTTAAAGGTTGAGCCGCATCCACTCAAGGTTACAGACTGACCCGTAGTAAAGATCATAGGGTTAGCGACCATCGCGGTAATTACATTATTTTGTAGCGTTACGCCCACTACCGGAGCAGAGGCAAACCATAAAAATTGGTTAAGTAAATCTTGTGCAGTCTGACAGCACGTTTCGACGATATCCGACGAATAAAGGTTTTCAATTCCTAAATTCGCGCGAAGCTCGGCCTCGGTGACGTATGTAGCTGGCACTTATTTACTCCCATCTTAAAAGAGGCCGGTAGGGCTCAAAGGGCTAAGAGCCCTACCGACTATTAGGTATTTTGCTTATGCCTTTAGGTAACGAACGATACCGTTAGGCATTTTTGCGATAGTTGCCATAAAGCCGTAAATCGCTACCTGTACTTGTAGGTTCGATACTACGTTTACTGACATATAAGCCTGTGGGCTACGGTAAACCGTGAACGCCTCAGGTGCCAAAATTAGCGCTGATGAGTCATCTACTGTGGTTTCTGTAAAGTTCTTGTCTACGTATAGATCAAGGCCTAGTACGTTACCGCGGATAGACTGAGGGCCTACCTGTCCGGCTGCGTTCATAGGTTGGATAGCGTTATAAATTGGTCGCTTTGTGGTATCGGTTGCGCCCATTAGTAGCTGCCATTGTGCGGCATTACCTACGTAGTTCTGAGCAAAGTAGCCTGTGTTTTTGTAGATGGCTGCTGCAGCTTGTGAAGTAAAAGCAATAACTCCATCGCTATCAGCTGTTGTAGGTGTTGAGCCTGTACTAGCTGTTAATAGAGCATTTACTACGGCTGTATCAATAGTAGTTAGGTACGCATTTTGTAGCTGCTGTGTTAGCTCTGCATAGAAGTTTGGATCTGAACGCTCTAGAAGTTCGATCGAGATCGTACCCATACCTGAGTACTTCTGGACTGTGCCAGTTAGATACGCGCTCTGCATATCTGTATTCGATACTGCGCCGTTTTCTGCCTCTACTGTAACAGTAGGTGCTACGCCTGTACCGCCGCCTGCAGCTGTAACAAGTGATGGGACGTTAATTGTCATACCCTGTGCTGGCAAAACTCCCTGTGAACAAGCATCGATCGCAGGTGTACCAAAACGAGTATTAGTTACAAACTCTTGTAGGTACTGTGTTGGATTAAATGCAGGGTTTCCAGCAAAATCATCTGCAGCAGTTACGTAGAGCTTTGACTCATCGCTACCTAGTGCAGCTTTGATCTTATGCTCTGTGTATGTTGCCATAGATACGATTGGTGTACGTAGTCTCTGAGAGTCAAGGACTGACGGACGAATAATCTTACGAGCAGCTTCGACTTTTTCAGCCTCGGCCGGTGCATCTACCGGGGTTTCCTCCGGTGTATTTTCTGGGGCTGTAGTCACAGCTTCCTCGCTTTCGGTTTCTGTTTCGGTTTCGATCTCTACGATAGTCGTAGAAATAGTTGTAGTTTTTTCCTTTGTGCTAGTTGCAGCTTCGAGCGCGGCTCGTGCCGCTGCAATATCAGTTACGGATGCGCTAGAAAAGGCAGCGCTCTCGACGAGCGATACCTCTTTGAGGACCGCCGCCGTAACGAGCAGGTAGTCACCCATTGGCTTAGAGGCGGTTACATCCACCCCTACGGATAAGCCGGAAACTAGGTTCTCCTGCGCTAATACGAGTGCATCTTGTCCTCGAGTGCTACTCGAAAGCTTAAACGATCCGTACACGCCCTCTGTTGAGTCACTAAAACTAATAGCGCGACCTACGGGCTTATCCTGTTGATGCTGCATAAGTAATTTAATTTTTGTAGCTTCGGCATAAGTAATTGAGCCTCGCTCAAACATAACAGGCCCGGCGGATGTGTGACCGATCTCGCCATATGGTGCAACAAGTCCCGATACGATGCGGCGCTCTGTATCTGCGGCTTGGATCTCTTGACTAAACGTTAGTAGCACTTGCATCTCCCAGCGGTGTTAGTTGCTCCATAGAGCGAGCTTGCTCTACTGAAATTAAATTTAGGTTTAACATTTTCTCGATAATATCTAAACGATCTTTAGCATCAACGCGCAAAAAGGTATCGTCTACCGCGAAACGCACTTGATTTTGGCTATTAGTTATGTCGTTCATTGATAGACGATCCTCGATTGCAGAGATGTAAGGCTGCAAAGAATAAGCGACAAACTCTTTACGTCCGTCTAATATATTTTGGTACGTCATTGAGTTATTCATATCGGCAGAAATGTAATATGCCGGGACGTTCATAGCGCGAGCAATTTCAGTTGCTAAATATTGCGATGCTTCGTTATACATCATATCGCGAGGACTAAAGCCGATATTTTCTGCCGTCAAAGTCGAGGTTAAATATGCCGTACTACGATTTTTTCTCGCTGAGTTCCATCCAGCTAATAAACCTTGGATCTGTGTCTCAGGTAAATCGGCCCCGTTATTTTTCAATATTGTGGTAGCCATAGGCGTGGCGGCGCTAACAGATGCAGCTCTTTGTATATCCCAAGCTGCTTTAATAGTCGTACCTGCGGTTTGTAATACTCCAGGAATTAACGATTGGAAAGTAACAAGCGATCCGATACCGCCCATAGGTACAAGCTGACCATCTACAAAATAATCTTTAACTTCTGTACCGTATTGGTTAGTCGTATATGTAACGCGATTATTAGCTACCCACTCAAAACCACTAGGCCGTCCATCGTCCGCGTACAAAGATGTAACGCGCCAATATGCAACCGAGTAAAAAATTAGTGAGTCTACAGTTGCGGCAATAGTTACGCTTCGAGGTTGGCGCTGATCGGGTTGCTCTAACCAAACTGGAGATCCTAATTTTTCGCCTGTAGATTTTTTATATAATGCTAAATCGATCGATGAGATTACTCCTGCTACTAGGTTTCTACAGCGGCTAACGCTCGCGACCTGTAAAGCAAAGTTACGATCAATACCTACGCCGTTATAACCAAAAGCGCTATTAGTATTAAATGATCCGTAACCGTAAGTAGTATCCATTACCGCCGGGGCATACTGAGCCTCTACTGTCTGCTTTTCAGCTGACTTAAAACCAAGCGTTTGTAATAGTCCCATAGTCTCCATTTTCCCATAATGTCAAGCATAAGTACGGCTATCTGCCGCGTGTCTAAACGTAAACTTTAGCCTCGGCCATTGGTTGATTAAGGATATGTACGACCATCGATAAACCGATAGCGATGTCTACAGGTCCAGCCGATTTACGCCGGACGATACGCCAACTATCCGGTGACTCTTTTGCGGCGCAGTTTCCCATATGAGTAACGAGTGCATCTTGCCCCGAGTGTACGAGTCTTTTATTGGCCAGACTTTCGTATAAGTCCCCTGAGGCCTGATAACCCTTTTGCCCTGAAATATCGATCGTTTGTATTCCATTAACCTCGATGCGTTTGGCTATTGAGGCAGTCGTGTACTTGTCGTAAGCGACCTGCCGTGGATAGTAAATTTTGCACCATTTGGCAATAGCGTTAGCTAC